ATAAGAAAATACCATGTATACTGTTATTTTGTATACTATGTAATGGTAATACACATGCCAAACAATTAATTATAGTTAAGAGATTATCATACAAAATTGTATAATGTATACTTGCTAAAACTAAAAATACATTTAACCAAGCTATTGCGACCGAATTAAACAATTCATACTCAGGTTCCTGTTGCTGAACTTGTTGTGTTTCATTACTAGGTAAAACATCTAATACAGATGGTCTTTCCATGCTATGGTTTACACCTATAACTGATGTTCCATCGGGTTGTCTAATTTCATTATAGTACATAAAAGAATAGATTGTTTTTCTTTTATGTATTTTAATTGTAAAGGATTTTGTTTTAGTTGTAACGCACCTTTAGATCCATATATTAAATCAAATAATTATGAAGTTCGCGAACTTATTAGACAATATAGACGTATTAAACCTTTATGGTTATACAATAACGAAATGTACTATAAGTTTTATGGTTTAAAACTAAAACGTGTATGTTATTCTTGTTTTATAAATATAAAAAAACCAAATATTAAAGTATTAAGAGATATAGAAATAGGTAAACTTAAACCATTACCTAAAAAATCTTTGGCAATGAATAAAACGAGTCTTTTATTATGGTACGATTCGTTACGTAGATATATATCAAAAAATTTTAAAAATAAACAAATGATTGTGTATAACAATATTTAAAAAATTGTATTGTAATAAGTAGTATGTGCGATACAAGTGGACCAGACACAGGCGCTATATTATCACTCAATGCGATAGGTAAACAGGACACTTATTTATTAGAAAACAAATACACAAATTCGTTATTTAATTACGATAATAAACAACATTCTAATTTTACAAAGTTTCATAAAAGTACAAATATAATTAAACCAGGTAATGCTAAAGCAAATTGGCCATTCGGTGAAACAGTAAAAGTCACTCTTAACCCAAGGAATATGGGAGATCTTTTGTCGAATATGTATATTTCCATGGAACTTCCAGGATTACCATCTGGTGGTGGTAATGATTATTATTACGCAGATCAGATTGGTAGACATGTAATTGAATCTATAGTAATGCGAGTTGATGAAACAATCATCGAAACATTTCACGCAGATTGGGGAATAATATACGATGAACTTTATTTAGATGAGTCGGAAAAAAGAACAAAAAGATACACAGTTAACAGAAATTTAGCTGAAGATACATCTTTGTTAGCTGGTAATCAAATATATAGTCAGTTTAATTCAAAATTGTTTATACCTATACCTTTTTTCTTCTCAAGAAAATACGAAGGTGATGAATACGAAACAAATAAACCAAATAGACCATACTTTCCAACGTGTGCTATTACTAAACAAAAAATCCAGTTTGAAATAAAATTCAGACCACAAACATTTTTTACTGATTATACGAGTACTATAACATTAAACAGCTTTGATGTAGTAACTGAAGAAATCACGATAGAACATAGTGAACGCTCATATATCACTAATAATAAACATGTTATGATTACTGATTTGGTACAAAAACATCCTTCAGTTGATATACCATCAGGTGAAACCAATGCTAAATTAGAACTTGTTCCAAAAATACCAGTTAAAAGTATTAATTGGTTTTTTAGACAAGAAGCCTTTGAAAATGAAACTATACACACGGGAGGTAATAATTTATTAGCAAATGTGTTCGCTAATAGGTATAATTTTTCGTCTAACGTACAGTATTCTATACAAAATGAATTTTATAACGCACCAATGGTAAGTGCTAAAATATTTATAAACGGTGAGGATGTTCCAGGTTTTCAAGATACTGATCATAAATATTTCAAATATACTGTACCATTATCTAACCGTTTATCTAGACCATATAGAAATATATACACGTATGCATTCTCGATGAATCCGATTAATGTGGAACCATCGGGAAGCTTAGATTTTAGTCAGATTAAATCTGATAGAACTGTTTTAGATGTAAAAATGACAAGTGGGTTAACAAGTGACTATACACTTAATATGTATTATGTAGGTTATCAAACACTTTCATTTGAAAATGGTTTCATGACGCGCGCTTATTAAATAATTGTAACTTATGGTCTTTTATGTAATCTATTATGTTGTTTTTTATACACCATCTAATGAAATTTAACTGAGCTACAGTGGTATGAATTTCATTAGTTGTACCCGGTATAGTATATGTAATTTTATCTGCTCTACAGAATGGATCAAATAACTTTTTACTATACCCATCCAAACTCGATTTATATGCTACGTGAACGCTAAAAATTTTACCGTCGCAAGTCTTATAAGTCAAATTATTTTTTTTAGAATAATTTGTAATAAACCATTCTAAATTTCGCAACGATATACCACCCGATTTATTTAATATTTGTGTCAATATATCACGGTTTTCAGATACCTCATAGAATTTATTTATAGATGTTAATAGTACATTTGATCTATTCATAATATATATTCTATCAGGCATAACTTTAAGTAACTTTGTTTAATACACCGTATCAAACACTATTGGATTATCATCACTAGAATAATCACTTTCATTTGATATGTTAGAACTAGACTTGTGTGTATATTCAAGGCTTGTTCGAATAGGTACATCTTTTATGGTTACGTTTTTAGCACATCTTTTACAAAAATGGAATTCCCCCATATTTCGTACGGCTAATTGACTACATACGGTATTCCTATTAGTAATACCAAGACATAAAATACCATTCATATGTGATTTTTTATGAGTATCTTTAATCAGATCTATATTCGATTTTAAATCAATTATACTCTTATTTTCCCTATGTACACGTTCTAATGCTTTACATATCTCTTGGTCTATTATAGTATATGTATGTCTTAACATAGAAGATATAAAATCAGAACACTCTTTATTATTATATTCACGTTCGTTCAATATTTCTGGCATTTCTACGTCATTGTCTTCATTTACAAATCGACAATTTCTTGAAAAATCAGTAAAACGCATGTTATTATACCGAGATGACAATTCCCTGTATAATTTAACAAGTTTTGCTTGAATAGCTTGTTTTAACTTTTTTTCGTATGTGATATACACTTCCCTAAATATACAATCCATGGTGATATCTTATTACATATACTATTCTATTTTTTAAGTTTAAATATATCTGATATACGTCTTTGTTTAGGATCGTAATCACATAATCTACTACGCTTTTCGGGTTTAGATCTTTTTATGAGTTGTCCAAATATCTCTTCTTTTGGATCGTCAAATAACGGATCGATCAAATCACAAACAGGGTTAATAAATTTATTAAGGAAATAATAAGGATAATCTATCTCCATATTATTATCGAGCGCATACTTCGGATCTTCAGCTTTCTCGTATGCTTTTGCCCTAGGATCCCATGTTTTACATAAAATATAAGGAACTCTATCACCAGATTGTGGTTCAGAACCAGGTTGTCTATCACGCATTTTATTACGGACCTGTACGTGTGGTAAATTATCAGACTTATAGGAATCACCCAACTGTTGCGAAAGTATAAGTTTTTCATTAGGAACAGATCCACCCAATAATTCAACCGCGCGTTGTAAAGCAAGTGCTTTTGGAGCAGTTGTATCGTTACTTTCAAGAATAACATCGAGTAGCTCTTTACATACTTCACGCATATATGGTGTATTATCTCGACGAACAAGTTGAAGACCTTTTACGTCTATATAATCCATATTCATTTTACCATCTTTACCTTGTGTCCAAAGCTTTGCCGCATACCTTTTCTTTGAATATAAAAAATATGGATAATACACCTTTTCAAGTTCGAGATTATTTGGTTTCTTAAAAAGTTTTGTACATTCTTCCGCGGCACGTTCACCAAGTTCCCAACTATATTTAATAGCATCTTCACCTTTACGTTCACCGACGTCAAATTCAACCATAACAGAATCAGTATCCCCATACCTTACCTTTGCTCCCGGATAATGCTTTTCGACGTAATTCTTTGTATCCTCTATCATCATACGACCCTTCATAGTCGTTGAAGACGCTATAGGTACACACGGTAACATACCTTTAGACGCACCGGTAAAACCGTATACGGAGTTCATGGAAATTTTATATGCCAATTGTTTACCATTATACATTTCCTTTAAAGATCCTGTTGAATTAGCCATATCGCGCTTAGCTTGTTTTCTAAACTGTTTAAGTTCTGTTAAAATACTCGGTATAAGACTCGGTACATTTTGTACAAATTTATGTTTACCAAACGTTTCAATTTCTAAATCAGGATAAAACTTTTTATTTTCATAAATTGGATCCAAAATCAATGTCGAATAACACAAATTGTGTCCTACCATTATAGATGGATATAGGGCTTCAAAATCAAGGGCGGTTATAGGTGTATAATACGCACCCTTTTGTGCTTCAAGAACGGTCGCACCTTCGT